AAAATCACCATTAAGTACTAATTCAGGGTCAGTAATACTTTGCATATCTTGTACTAAACCATCAGAGTTTATTCTTGTAGCACTACTTGCTCTATCGAAGTCAAAGTCTGATGATACATCTACTATTGATACGTTGTCGTAATAAATAGGCTTTGCATCATTTGTTAACCTACTTAAAGAAGTATATGTAGTTGTAGCAGTAGCCTTATAATAAAGTATTAAAGTTCCACTAGCATCAGTTGATGTAACGTATGTTGCACCACTACCATTAGCATTATTACTAAATCCTATTAAAACAGTACTTGTATCAGGATTTTCAAAATCTACAACAAGTTTGTAGGTCGCTCCAACAACAGTTGTTATAGCTCTAGTGGCTCTTGATGAGTTAGAAGTACTAGGAGTAATTAATAATCTATTATTATTTAAAGTCAGTACTGCATTATAATACCCTGTCCACAAATCAACATCTGCTTGTGTTTCAAATGTTCCACCACTTACAAGCTCATCACCTGTATAAGTCTTTACAGAGTGTACCCTTGCATCAGAATATGCAGTAGGAGTAAGTAGTATAGATGCTTTGTCTAGCAACTCATAGTTATCAATATCCTTAACTACTTGCTTACTATCAGCAATATTCTCGCTATAAGTAGCACGACCTTTTAAAGCAGTAAAAAGGTTATCAATGGCACTAGCCATCACACTCCTTACTGTTAGTGATAGTTTTTTAGCTAAACTAAACATATATTTTAGTTGTTATATCCTACTGCTAAACCACTTGTTAGTGTGATTGCAGTAATGTTCATAAATAAAGTTGTACCTGCTGGTATAGTTGTTTGTAGTGCAGTTTCTCCTGTGCAACTATCTGCTGCAATAGAACTGATTACGCTTTCTGTTACGAAATATACTGCATAATAGTCTTTAGAAGTCTGTGCAGCAGTTGTAAATACCTCTACCGTACCTTTTTTACCTAATTGTTCTTTTAATAAATCTGCTGTGTTTTTTACTGACATAATTATATACTTATATATTGTGTGTTATTATTAGTTGTATTCTTATTGCTTGTTGGTGTGTATTCTGTGTATGATACCTCTGTTACACTATTGTCTTTAACAAGTGCTTTACCTCGTTCTATGATGTTATCTTCTAAACCAGTATCATCGGTTAAGTCATCAGCATCAACTTGGTATATGGTGTATGTATAAAAGCCTTTAGCACCTAAATTAACATCTACACCCTCTACAATTCTTAATTCACTATATCTAGGTGTAACAATTTCTGATGGGTATAAGTAATAGGCTTCTTTAGTCATATCATTAACCAACTTAACAAAGATATAAGGATTAGTACCTATATTCTTTTTACCTGCTAAATTGAATTTAACTCTATTTGTTGTATCTTTAAATATAACTACCATATTATAAAATATAAATAATAGTGTTTTATTTAGGTTTAGTCAAAAAAAAAGTGGGAAAAACCCACCTTTTCTTTAAATATTATTGAATTATTACGATACTGTTACAGTAAAGTCTGCATTATCGAAAGGAGTAGTAGTATAATCTGCAACCATTAAAGCTGGACTATCTTCCATACCTACAAATGTTAAATCGTAACCGTTCATATCTCCAAATGCTACACCACTATTAGCAGTACCAGTTGTTAACTCCATACCGTTAGTTACACCTAAACATAGGATAACTCTTTTACCAGCAGCGTTAACTCCGTTTGTTTCAACGAATACTAACAATCTATTCTGTGCTAAAAGTTTGATTTCGTTTTGGTCTGCTACACTTAGTTTGTGTAGTTTTACGTTTACTGATGGCTCATAGAATACTGTACCGTTCTCTGCACTTGCAGTAACTGTTTCAGTAAATGAAGCAGTACCTCTTACTACGTTGTATTTAAACAAGTCAGTAGTAATATCAAGGTCAGAAACAGAACCAGCACTATGAACAACAGTAGCATCTTCTAATTGGCAGAAGTAAACTGCTCTTACACCACCAATGATGTCTTTACAATCTAATGCTCTACCTGATGTTAACTCACAAGCCATATTTTTTTGGTTTTATTAGTTAAGGGGGGCGTTAACCCCCCTGTACTTATTTTAATTATGATTGGTAAACGATGTCTGCACCAATACCGTGCTGAACTCCACCTGTAAACTTAGCTACAACTCTGATGTTATCAGAACCATCTAAGTCAGACATATCTAACATTCTAATTTCAGAGTGGTCAGAGATTAAATCTGTACCAAAGAATAAGTTAGATTTTTGTGCTGCAACCATTTTGTTGTCAGGTAAACCTTGACAAACTGCAATTTTAACACCTTCAAACTCTGGAGAATACTGCCCCATATGGTTGAAAGGAAATGCAGATAAAGCAGAGATAGCAGAAATATAGAAACGGTAAGTTTTAGCGTTCATATAGATATACAAATCTTCTTTAGTGTAGATTGTAGATGGTACGGCAGCAACTAAACCTTGTAGGTTAGCAATTACGTTACTAGCATCATAAGCACCAGAAGCAGCATCAGTACCAACAGTACCGTCAGTTGCAAAGTAACCACTCGTAGCAGTCAAGAAACCCTCGAACTGACCAGCAGCATCTTCATCACCACTCCAAATAGAACTTTCTACTGCATCAGCAATAGTTCCACTTAGGTAAGACATAACAAAAGCAGTAAAATCACCACTCATATCTCTGTTGTGTGCGCCAGCTCTCATTTGAGCAGCCTGCCAGTCAGCTAGTAAGTCTTTCTTACATAGGTCAACGTTAATCTGTAATTCTTTTGGATTAAGTATTCTTTCTGTTAAAGTAAGAGTACCAGCATCATTAAAATCACAAGAAGCGTTACCTACTAATGAAGCACCTGCAACTGTTGTAATGTTTCTTTTAAATTTTACATTCTCTAATACGTTTAAGTATTCAAGAGATGTAGCGGACTTTAATGCAGCAGCAATATACTGACCTGCGTGTTCGCCCGAATAGTTTGAAGTAATATCAAATCCCATTTTCTTAATTATTTATTTAGGTTATACAAATATTTTTCTTGTGCAGATAGTTTCATATAGTCTGCACGACTTAATTCCATTTTTGGAGTGTTGGAAGTGAATTTATGAGCCTTTACAGGTTCTGCACTTGGTTCACTACCTAAATCTTCAACTTGCTTAGATAACTCAATGTTTTCTGTTTGTAAGTCAACGATGTTTTCATCTTTAGCTAAATTCTCTCCTCTTAGTTCGTCTAATTCAGCTTTGATTGTATTTAGTTCGCTAGTAACGTTTTCTAGTAATTCTCTTACTACGTTACCAACTTCTTCGAGCATAGTATCTTCAGTAGTAGCTTCTTCTTCCATTTCCACTTCTTCTGTTTCTTCTTCTTGCTCTACTTCTTCTTCTTTGGCAGATACTTCTGTTACTACTCCGTTTTCATCAGTAGAGAACTCTGTACCATCTTCTAAAGAGTATGTACCTTCAGGCATTGGAGTTTGCTCACCATCTTCTGATAAGATGTTAAGTACTACGCCTTCTGATAATTCGTCTGCTTCTGACACTATGATAGTACCATCAGCTAATTTAGCTTCGTAAGCTAATTTTACTTCTTGTTCTTCGGTATCTATACCTAAAGCAACTTTTATACGTTCTTTTAAATCCATTTTGTAATTTTTTTTAAGTGTCGTTAATATAAAATATAATTTAGTTTGTTTTGTTTTATTTTCGGTCTATTTGGTCTAACTTTCTTATCGCCCACTCTATTCCACTTGTACCACCCCAAGCATCGTACATTATACCACCACAACCTTCGCTATATGGTACGTCTTTGTGTTGCTGATGTCTTTTAAATGATGCCATACGAGCAATAGTATCTCTACTAATAGGCTTTTTATCTGCTAATTGTCTTGCTCTTGTCCAGCCTACTTTAGTTCCACAACTACTACCATTTTCTTCTTTATACTTAATTGCTTTCTTAGCATTATTACTAGCACTATCAGGATAATCAGTATAGCTTTCAAATTCCTCATTTATAATAGTATCTAAAGCATCTAAAATATCGTGGTCAGAACAAGGCATATATACTGTATTACCCTCTAATTCGTGTTCGTGGTAGCCATCGCAACCTAATTCTTTAGCAACCTCAAGTGCATCTTCTACATTGTCAAATACAGGGAAGCCATCTATCTCACCTACTTGTGCATATTTCTTCTTTTTCTTCTTTTTCTTATCAGTTTTAGCTAGTGTTTCCATCTTATCTACAAAGTAGCCTTCTATACTTAAACCTTTTAACTCGCCACTCTTGATACGTTCCCATACCTCATCGTTGTTTACTCGCATAGACACAAACCAAGTACCTTTTGGTAATTCATAGCCATATAGGTTACTCTTGTCGTTTTTACTATCCTCTACTATCCAACTTTCTACTGTATGCACCCCCGTAACCTTTTCTTCGTGTTGTAGA